ACTCTTGGTAAATTTCTTACCTTGACCAAATGCGAACTGTGCAAGTTTGGCTTTTTTTGGATTATCTACTTGTGGCATATTGCCTCCTATTTTGTTAAGTGATTCAATCAATCACAATGTGATTATATCATCTGCGATGTGTTTAGGGAAGTTAATTTGTAATTAAACTTTCTAAAGTAAATTTTGTTTTCACTTGATTTACTTCTTTTTTTGTAAGTGGAAAGCGATTAAACTGATGATGTTTGTATCCATAATTGTGCATAAGTTCGTGAGCAAACAATTGTGCTATGTCTTCAACATCAATTTCAGTTGATAATGATAAAAACATATCCCAATCTTTATGATAAGTTTTTCGTAAAAATGCTCTGCCACTTCGACAATGTTGTCTATGTTGTATTTTAATATCTAACTCTGACCACCAAGATAATTTACCTTCATGCTTAGCTATTTGATTGTGAATAAAACAAAACATACTTTTAAGTTTTTTAGTATTGTAGTGTGATGTGTTTTTAATAATTTTCATATTGATTCCTATTTTGTTGGGGAGTGTTACCTCCCCGGTTAAAGTTATCTACGAACTATCTCGAATTCTCCACAATTCTTACGAACAATTGCTTGTAATTCTGACAATTCAAAAACGCTGAAGTATTTTGGAACTTTTTTCTCTTTACCTTCCTTGTCTTTTTTAGTAACTATTGTCATTAATGTTGCAACAGCTTTTGCACCTTTAAGTTCTTTGCCTGATAAATTCCAAGCTTTACGAACTTGGTTAAAAGTTGCAAACTGGTCTCCCTCATTAAAACCTGCATCTATAAGAGTAGTAATGTTGCATCCTGTATATTCAACGTTTGTAATAAAGTTATTCATTTGTATCTCCTAGTTAAGTTAAAAGTTTAAGGCTTCTCATCAGTAGTGTCTTCGCCTCTGACACTAGACCCTCCGAAAAGGGTTTCGGTTAAATTATTTATCCCAATTTTTCAGGAATCTTTTTATTTGGTTGTATTCTTTCCGAGCAATTTTCTGTGATTCTTTTCCTTCATAACCTGCTAAAGCTAAACCACAACTCCAAGTTTGGTCTTCATATTTCTCTTTGACATAGTTAGCTTCTGCAATTATTTCCTCGTCTGAATATTCCCAAACTTCGATGCCATCATCTACTGAAATAACCTCGTAGAATTGGTGGTAAAGTTCATCACAAAGACTTAGGTCTTTAACGATTTTTCTGTTTTGTTCCATTTACATCTCCTATATTGTTAGTTAAAAATGTCATTTTTTTCTCAATGACAAGGTCATTATACCCTATACGATATGTTTTGTCTAATTAAATAAACACTATTTTTAAAAAAAAGTTTTATATAGATTCTAAAAGAGAGTATGATTTGCAGTTCTTGGTTTAGAGTTTTCGGATACTTAGAAAACACAAAACCCCTAGAGTTAAGGCTCTAGAGGTCTTGCTAAACTGGCAGTTGCCCCTGCTGTTTGAGGATTATTATACCATCTTACAACATATTGGCAACTTTCAGGATACGAAAGGTGATATGTCTAGCCAATTGGTTTCACTCACACCTTTAAAAAAAAGAGATTCAGCTATGTATTCCAAGAGGCTGTTGATTGATGTTAGATAAGAAGCTTTATACTGGTAACCACCTTGGAGCGATAAAAAAATCTAGCGCAGAGTGCAGAAGGCTGAGTACCTATTACAAGGTAGCGATGACTCTGACCTGATTAGTTGTAATGGTTTCAGGCATACGGATAAATACTGCGAAGGACTTATACCGATGAGAATCTCTAACTGCTTTGACTAGTGGTTAGGGATTTCTTTGCTCCGAAACCCTCAGCTCAGGAATTACCCGATAAGAAAAAAAAAGCAAAAGCCACTTGCTCTTAAAAAGGGATTTATCCCTTAGCTTTACCGAAGTCACTCGCTGAAAGCGAAATACAATCTAGAAAAAAAAAGTTAAACTAACCAACACATAATATCTCAATTGATATAATAGAATCTTTTACAATATATTATTACTATGAAGACAATATATTACAATTCTATTCCTGCTGAGATTAAAAGATTAGGCATAACTCAAAGTGAGTGTGCTAAATTTCTAGGCTGTTCTCTTAGTGGACTTACACATCGTATTAAAAGAGACAAGCCAACAATTCATTGGGCAATTTATGGTCTAGCCAATTATTTAGGAGCAGAGGAAAATCTGCAACACAATGTCAAATGAAGATGTAGCTGAGACAATTTATAAGCTGATGAGTTTGCTTAGTAAAATTGAAGACCAAAAACTAAAGTCTGATATTGAAGACCAAATCATAGCGTTATGTGACCAGTTAAAATTTAGCATGGTTATGGACAAAACTAAAAAGAAATGAAGAGTGAAGAGCATGAAGTTCAAAAAGCTATATGTAAATATTTAGACATTCGCAAAGTTTGTTACTGGGCAGTTCCTAATGGTGGTAGTAGAAGTAAACGTGAGGCAGGTCGATTAAAAGCTGAAGGTGTAAAAGCAGGAGTTCCTGACCTAACAATAGTATATGATGGCATGTATTATGGATTAGAAGTCAAGAAACCTGCTACCAAAACACCTAAAGGTTATTTAAGTAAACAACAAAAAAGCATGATTAAAAAAATAGAAGAGGTTGGTGGTACTGTTAAAGTTGTTTACAGCGTGGCTGATGTAATATTGTGGCTTAATGAAGAAGTAAAGTATGAAACAGACTAAAATAACTAAAGCGGCTAAAGGTTCACCATGCACATTTAATAGTGATTTGTGTGACCCCGGTGTGAACAATAGCAAAGTAGTTTTCTGCCACTTGAATGGGGCAGGGATGGGTCAAAAAACCACAGATGAGCTTGGAAGAGACATAGGGTTTTTTGGATGTCATGCATGTCACACGCTGTACGACACAAAGCAACATGATTACTATCAGCCTTACTTTATTGATGAGATGGCAGAATTTGCAGTTACTAGAACAAAAAGACTGTTAGTCAGGGCAGGAATTGTTGGCGAAGAATATGGATATAAGTGAGTAAGTTTGACGAAGATTTAAAAGTAGGACATAACGCAGAGCAAAAAGTTTTAAAGTTATTACAGACCCAATATCCAAGTGCTAGAATTCTTGATGGATATTGTAAGGAGATGGATATATTTGTTCCTGAGATTGTTAAAGGATATGAAGTTAAGCAAGATTTTAAGAGTGAGCATACAGGCAACATCGTAGTTGAAATAGCAATGTATGATAAGCCTTCAGGGTTGATGACAAGTAAAGCTCATGCATGGGTTTTTGTTACACCAAACCAATACGCTTTTATAGAACGAGATAGAATTAAGGACTGCATTATTGAAAACAATTTACAATACAAAACTTTTGTTGGTAATGGTGATACAGAAGCTAAGAATGCTTACTTAATAAAGAAAGAATTGTTGTTTAATTATGCATATAAAATTTTAAATTATGACTGAAGCATTAAGGAGATTATTTATTGTGAGTGAATCATTAAGCAGAATATTACAGCGAGACAAACCTAAAGCTCAGATTGTAGAGAGCCAAGTCAAAAAGTTTTTTAAGGAGACAAATGCAGAGGAAGCAGTTATTACAATTAAGGAAAACAAGAATACAAGAACAATCGAACAAAATAATCTGTATTGGGCAATAGTCAATCAAATACGGAAGGAGTTTCCTTGTTCAGAAGAAGTGATGCATAAGCATTTACGTGAAGAGTTAACAGAGGTAACATATGAGACAGTTGCAGGAAAGACACATAAGCGGTTAAAATCTACAACGAAGATGAATACTAAAGAGATGGGTCTGTATATTGCAAGTTGTATAGATTACATACATGGTGAACTGATACCGGGATATAGGTTAAAGTTGCCGGAAGGTTGGAGAAAACTTTTGTTAGACGATTAATTTGCTAGGACATTTATACATTAATAGTTGCTACATTTAGTGCTTCCAACCATTTGTGGTTTCCGTTGTGGAAAGAGTGTCCTAACTAATTGGAGATGATATGAAAAAAAAGAAACCCGGACTTTACGATAGAATTCACGCTAAACGCAGAAGAATTAAAGCAGGTAGTGGTGAAACAATGCGTAGAAAAGGTAACAGTAAAAGACCAAGTGCAATGAATTTTAGAAAAGCGGCAATGACTGCTAAGAAAAGAAATACAAGGACAGCATAATGGCTAGACCAACTAAATGGAATAAAGAGATAGAAGAGAAAGCAATTGCTTACATAAATGACTATCAAATGTATGGTGATATGATTCCAAGTATTGAAGGAATGGCAGAACATTTAGGTCTTCATAGAGACACTTTATATGATTGGGCAAAGCAAAAAGATAAGGGATTTTCCGACATATTAGGCAGATGTATGCAAGTCCAAGCCAAAACCCTTGTAAACAATGGACTTAACAACACATTCAATTCAGCAATAACTAAGCTTGTTTTAGGTAAGCATGGATACCACGATAAGATGGAGCAAGACATAACATCTAGTGATGAATCTATGAAGCCAACTGTTATACAATTAGTTAGTAAGCATGAGCAAAGTAGCTGAAGTTCAATTACCTGATAAATTAATACCAATCTTTGAAGGCACAGCGAGAATACGTGGTGCTTATGGAGGACGTGGTAGTGGCAAGACAAGAAGTTTTGCATTGATGACAGCAGTCTTTGGTTATCGTTGGGGCATGTCAGGTGTCAGAGGCACAATACTTTGTGGTCGAGAATTTATGAACTCGTTAAGTGAGTCATCAATGGCGGAGATTAAATCTGCAATACTTAGTGTTGACTGGCTGTCAGATTACTACGAGATAGGTGAAAAATTTATTAGGTCAAAGGATGGCAATATAACTTACACCTTTGCAGGATTAAGACGTTCATTAGACAGTATTAAATCACAGTCACGTATTCTTATAGCTTGGGTAGATGAGGCTGAATCAGTTAGTGGNAGAGCATGGGATTTGTTAATGCCTACAGTACGTGAAGAAGATAAAAGTATTGGTTTTAACTCTGAAGTATGGGTTACATGGAATCCTGAGTCTAAGTATTCAGCTACACATGAACGATTTAGAGATAGTTTTCCTTCAGACTCTAAGATAGTTAGTATGCAATGGCAGGACAACCCATGGTTTCCAACAGTTCTCGATGAACAAAGGCTTGAAGACAAAGAAAAACGTCCTGAGTCATACGAACATATTTGGGAAGGTGGTTTTTTAATATTTTCAGAAGGTGCATATTATTCTGCTGAATTACGCAGAGCCAAAGATGAAAACAGAATTACAAAAGTTAGATATGACAGGTCAAAAGGTGTAGTTACAAGTTGGGATTTAGGAATAGGTGACAGCACATCAATAGTCTTTGCACAATTTATAGGAACTGAGATACATATTATTGATTACTATGAAGGTTCAGGTGTAGGACTAGAGCATTACGTTAGGGTGTTACAAGAAAAAGGTTATGTCTACGACCAACACGTTTTGCCACATGATGTTAGAGTTAGGGAATTAGGCACAGGTAAAAGTAGAATGGAGATGCTTGAAGACTTAGGCATTAACAACATTGAAATAGCACCATCATTATTAATTGACGATGGCATACAACAAGTTAGAACAATGTTAGACAAATGCTATTTCGATGAGGTATCATGTGAGAAACTTATCGATTCCTTACAGGCTTACAGCAGAGAGTGGGATGATAATGGTAAGACTTGGAGAATGAGACCAAGACATGACTGGAGTTCACATGGTGCAGATGCTACAAGGTATCTTGCAATAGGTTACAAACCTTACAATGAGAACTGGGATAAACCATTAAGGAGAAACTTGCAAGGAGTAGTTTAGTGGGTCTGTTAAATCAAGATGATGAAAAAAGTTTAGTTGGTCAGTTATATGATGGCATCTTAGGTACTTTTAACCAAGCTGATGATTACTTAAATACAAAAATAGATGCAGTAGCTAGTGAACTTAAAATAGACCAAGGCGGTGCGGCATACGTTAAAAATCTTATAGATGGTTCTGTACAAGGTTTAAAAAATATTGGTGTACCTGAATCAGTTTTTCAATTAGAACCTGCTACAACAGAATCAAATTTTGCAAGGTCATCAGATAGATTTATACAAAACATTCCTGCTCATGCACCCCAATTTGCTAAAGGGTTAGTAGATTTAGTCGCTTCACCAATTGACAATGCAAATGCAATATTAGACTTTATTGAGGGTGGAGTTAATACTGCTATACCTGATGACAGTTTATTACAAAAAGCATTAGATTGGACAGATAGTGTTATAGGATATGACAACAAAACAAACCAAGACGATTTTGTTAAATTAGCTACAGCATTTAAAGAAAAAGCTAGTACAGCACAAGGTAGACGTGAAATAACACAAGAACATCCTATTGATTGGTTAATTGCCGCCGCCGCATTGAAAGCAGGTTACAATAAATTACCTGATGTCTCTCCTGAACTAAAACAAAAAATAAAAGATGATTTTGTAGAAGGAGTTGACCCTGAAAAAATTATAAACAATGTAACAAGTATTTTAACTCCTAGCCAAAAAGGTATTTTAGGAGACACAAAATTTGAAATATTTGGAGGAGAAATAGGTGCAAACAGACTTGGAAAATCTGCTGAATTAAATAAAGCTAAACAATTAGAAAGCGAAGGTGTTGATGCTAACACAATATGGAATGAAACAGGATTTTTTAAAGCTCAAGATGGTAAATGGAGATTTGAAATTGACGATGCAGAATTAAGTCTCAAAGATATATCTGACAAACCTATGGATAGCAATTTAATTATAAGAGGTGAAGAGTATTTAAATCATAAAGGTTTACTAGAAGCATATCCTGAATTGAAAGACATAGATGTTAAACCATATAGATTTAATTTACAGAGTGGTGCATTTGGTTATTTTGCTAAAGATGGTGGTAATCCTGAAGTAGGCTTCAACCCAATGGCTAGAAAATCACTAGAAGAATATAGTGCAACTCCTGAAGCTAAAAGAAAATTAGCATTCGGAAAAGTAGCACACGAATTTCAACATGCTGTTCAAAATATAGAAGGTCATGAAGGAGGAAGCTCACCTAGAGCAGAACAAGGAAAAATTTTAGATGAAGAAGGTGGAGTTATACAAGCACGTGCTGAAATAGATGCATTAAACAAAAGATTTGATGACCCTACAACACCAGTAGAAGATAAAAAAGTAATAGCACAACGTATTAAAGTTTTACAAGAAGACATTGTAAACATGGAAAGATATGCCGCCATTCAAGGTACAGAAAACTATAAGAATGTTTTAGGAGAGTTAGAGGCATTTGAGACACAAAAACGTATTGCATTAACAGCAGAAGAAAGAGCAAAACAATTTCCTAATTATCCAAATGTAAATAATGCAATATTGAGAGGTGATGATTTTGCAGAAGGAATAAACGATGGTTTATTAGGTGTATCTGCACCATTAATGAAATCAAGCGATTTCAAGAGACGTAAAGATGGTACTTATATTGGCTTTTCTAAAGCAATTAACACACCACAAAAATTAAATAAACTTATTGACCAAATAGATAGAATGGCTACTGAAGGTGCTGATGCAAGAATGTGGTATGAAGACTCATCTAATCAAATACTTAATCTTGTAAATGGCGATAAAGTAGAAGCTGAAAAATTAGCACAGATAATTGCAATTACTAGTCAAGGTGCATCTGTAGCAACTAATACAAGTTTTGCATTTAAAGCTTACATGCAACACAAAGCAGGAATGCCTATAGAAGCAGGTAGATTTCCTGCCGCACAAAGCAAGAAAATAGTTGATGTGTTAAATGGTATACCTTGGGAAGGTAGAAAAACAAACTCATTTTATGAAAACTTAATGGTTGAGATTGACCCAAGCAAAGTTACACAAAACACAACAACACAAGATATGTGGATGGCAAGAGCATTTGGTTTAGACTCTGAAGTTCCCGGTAGTGGACAGTATGAAGTAATGGAAAAGATTACACAATCTATAGCTACTAAGAACGGATGGAGACCGCACCAAGCACAAGCGGCAGTATGGGTAGCAGTCAAAGCTCGTAACGATGCTATGAAAAGCGTTATCAATGCTGAAGTTAAAAAGAAAGGTTGGGGTAACAATGCCAATGACATTTTTCCTGAGCATCAAAAGAAATTTGATAAGTTCTATCAAACAACTGTTTACGATAGTGAATACAATCTAGATGAATTCCTAAAAGCATCGTATAGTTTTGCTGATGGTATTGAAGATAATCTTGGCTACATTAATTTAGAAGCTGTACCGGGAAAAACAACTAATTTATTGTCGGGCATTAAAAATGCAAAGCCTGAAGAGATAGCCGCATATACTAAAGATATGTACAGCATATTCTTAGATGAAAATGGTGTAGATTTATTAGCAAAAGAAATAGGTATTATTTCACCTGATGGATTTATGGGATTTGGTGGATGGGAAGGAGACATTAACCCAAATGTTCAGGTTCGTGGAATACTTTCAGGAACAATTGATAGAGGAATTAATCCTGCTGACAAAGAATTAGTACAACTGTATGCCGCAGTAGTAGGCACAGTATTCAAGCAAGATGGTGTTTCTTATCGCAGAGCTTTTGCAGATGATACAGTAAGCAAACAAAATGGTGTTAACCTTGACATAGGAAGACGTTTAACTCAAAAAGAACATCAAATACTTTACGATAAGCTAATTAAAAAGTTTGGTCATACTGAAATACAACCTACTTCAACAACAGATGGCGCACAAATTATTCAATATCCGAATTGGGAAACCAAAAAATTTGACATGGCTAACAAGGACTTTCATAAACTTGTAGAAGAGGCTATAATGGAATCTAACCTAACTGATGATATGCATTTAGGTTTCTACAGGTCAGATGGAGACTTATTATCTAATAACTGGAAGGAGAGTTCAAATGGGGAAAGTTACCAAGGGTACGTTACCGAAAAATCACAAGATTTTTACAGGCAGTTGGTCGATAAATACGGAACAGAAGCAAACCAAATCAACCAAAGATACTCAGAAGAGTATGGATGGTAAAAAAGAAACAAACCCAAAATTCGGTTTGTTACAATGATATACTATTGTTGAATTAGATAGGAGAAGCTATGCCAAACCCGGACGGAAGTTTAACATTTGAAGAATTAAGAAAATTATTTGGAGGTGGCGTTGGTGCTTTAGGCGGTGGTGTAATGCAAGGTATAGCACCTGCGGCAAATCAAACTGTACCGCAAGGAGTTATGGGTACAAGCACAGATGATTTAAGTCCTGTTAACATGACATCAATGGTAAATACTAATAATGCTAGTGGCACAAACCCAATGATGATGGCAGGAACTAACGCAGTTGGTTCAGGTCTAAACAGTATAGGATTACCAACTAACGAATATTCTTTTACTGAAGATGGGAACACAGTTAGTTATGGTTTTACTGGAGATGGTTTAACAAATGAAGCAATGGATGCATTTAGAAACCGAGAAGGTATAACAGCATTAACACCTACACAATTAGAACAAGAAGCATGGTTAAGAGCTAATCAACCTGAGTCATTACCTGCGTTTTACCAAGGTGTAAAAGATGGTATATCACAGTATGAATTAGAGAATCAATATAGATTAAGGATGTAACATGGCTTTATCTAATTACACAGGACTTAAAGCTTCGATAGCTGATTTTTTAAACAGAGATGATTTAACGTCAGTAATACCTGACTTTATTACATTAGCTGAGGCACAAATAAACAGAGACATTAGACACTTTAAAATGGAAGCAAGGTCTAGTGGTCAACAATCTAGTGGTGATGAGTACATGCAAGTACCTTCAGACTGGATAGAA